TAGCCTCCACATGGCAAACCGGTATTTGAGCATAAAATGCTGCAAGCGATGCGGCCATAGAAGTAGTAGTATCACCATGAACCAATACGACATCTGGTTTAGCCTCTATTAAAACCGACCTCAACTCCAATAATACCCGACTTGTTATATCATATAAATCTTGTCCCGATTTCATAATATTCAAATCATAATCAGGCTTTATTTGAAATATCTCTAAAACCTGGTCTAATAGATCACGATGCTGAGCTGTCACACAGACTTTCACATCAAAAATATTATTATTTTTCTGTAGTGTTTTCACCACTGGAGCCATCTTTATTGCTTCTGCAAGTTCGTTTTTGGTCATGTTAAGCGGCGCTCTTTGGATGCCTGATAATGCTGCGTAAACAATTGTATTACATGCTTTGATTGCTTCACTCTCCGTCATGGCTTTCCTCCATTTCTGCTATCATTTTTTCTATCGGATTAACGATCGAGTTCAATACATAGCCCTCAAATTTCTCTTTCCAATATTTTTCTCTTTTCCAAAAAGGTTTTTCTTTTACCTCATGCATAATTCCAACGCAAGTGATAGCTTCACCCAGTCCCCAGCATCCATCACACGCTCTTTCATTGCACCATCTAACAAATTCCTTAAAACTCATGGCTTTCCTCCAAATAATCACGCACTAAGTTATGCATATCTAATCCGTTTGGATTGTCGTCTAAAACGCTATACAGCTCCTCTTCCAGATAATCCGGGGCATAGCCATCGGTAATCATGCGATCAGTAAAATCTCCCTCTTCGCACCCCACTTTTTTCGCCGCCTGCATCAGAGGACATCTATTACACTTGCTAGTATCAACCGCGTTTGCATAGGCATCGGTCAGAACCTTATGATTGCTCTCTGCAATATGTAATAGTTCGATCAGCTCATATTTTTTCATATTGTTCAGAGTGGAATCAGCCGGAAGCGGCTTCCCGATCACGCCCTTGTCGAATCCATCAGCTTTGCCTCCATTCTCAACCAACTCAAAATATTCGTCTTTCCAAGCCAGTACATTAGCCAGCTCATATGAACTGTAGCCGATATTATAATGATTTTTTCCGAGTTCTTTATACTTGATTTCGTAGTACGGCACCTGATCTATCATCGTGACGATAATATCCAAGCTTGAAACTTTAATGCGTTCAGCTTCACCCATCATTACTGTTGATTTTTCTTGTCCCATTCTTTCTCCTTTCCACGGCTCCGGCAGTGGCATCCAGGCAATGCATTTTGCCTTTGAACCGCTGACATCTCCACTCCAATGTCCTTCGTATTGATGCCCTATCCCATAGGTCTGATACATGCAATTGTAGTTACCGTATCTGAAGTATTCATACCAAACAAGGACTCTTTCGGCAACCGCTCGGTCACCGGAATCCAACGGGTCTGCTCTTTCACTTTTGTCAATTCATTCAGATCATGCCCCTTTGGCTTCCAGAGGTGCAAACAATTCCCTACAAAATTTATATACTGGCTCTTTTTCGGGTGAATCTGATACACTTCTTCCTCATCATCGAAAAAGATGTCCTTCAGCACGCACATGTCATCCCAGCTCGGCATTCTGAACTGCTTCTTCGGTGACACGGAGACATGCTCCATTCCAGCTTCGCGGTCGCTCCAAACGACGCTACACGTGCCACAGTCTGGAAGTTTTACCCATGCTGTGTACATGGGATAATATCCGGGTTTTATATATCTGGTAGCTTCCCAGATTCTCTTATTTTTCAAGATCTCTTCAATTTTTCTCATTCCATCCTCCAATTCATCAGTCGAGTTAATTTAACTCGTTAATTGAGTTAACTCGAGTTAAGTTGAGTTACGCAAACCGGAGTTGTCCGGTCTGATCTTCAATTTTCTCTGTTTCTCCGAGAATTATCTTACGGAACAGGCTTTCAAAGATCGGGACAGGGATGCTGTTTCCAGCTTGCTTATACAGTGGCATTGTGTAACGCCCTACTTTTTTATGTACCGCAGCCGCAGCCTCGTAGTCTGCATCTGTATAGCCTTGCAAGCGCCAGCACTCCCGTTCTGTAAGGTATCTGTAGCGCCCACCGCCCATATCTATTACCTGCGCTGGTGTTCTGTCTTGCCTTGCGGTAATTGTAAAAGCGCAATCCTTTATTACCGTTGCCCTCCGTATTCCTTTCTTTCCGATTGCATCTAAAATGCTCGGCTGTGTCACGTCATACACTAGCGGCGCATCTGGTAGTAAAAAGTCGTTAATATCTTTCATGGGCGTTTTTATTAAATCATCAAAAGAAAATTTTTCTTTTCCCAATACAGATACTGTGAAAACTCTTTCTCTTGATTGTGGTAAACCAAACTCTCTTGCGTCCAGTATTTCAAAATTGCTACTATATCCCAGCCGTTCCATTTCTGATAAATACAAGTTGAAATTTACCCGCATATAGCGGCTTAACACATTTTTGACGTTTTCCCATATTACGTACTTTGGTTTCCATTCTCCCATTTGTTCGATAATATGAATCGTTTCCCACATAAGGCTTGAACGTGTGCCGCTACCTTTGTCTGCTCCCTTACCTCTATTTATCCGTCCCGCCTCCGCTGTCGCTTTTCCTTGGTGTCCTGCTATGCTAAAATTCTGGCACGGACTGCCATGTATCAGGATATCCGGCTTCAAATTCCAGCCGACTACACTTTGCGTTTTGTATGGCAAATCACTGGCGAACATTGCGTTATAGCTTCTGACTGCTTTTTCGTCTATTTCCACATAATCAATGGCTTTTACAGGGATCCCGAGGTTGCGCAAGGCGCATCGCGGAGATCCAATACCGCCGAACAATTCTAAAATCTGTATCATGTCATCACCTCTGGGAAGTCCGCTTCAAATGACAACTGTGCATCTGCGTAATTCAGCCACAAAACTTCTTCTCTCTTGGCTCCTCCTTCTGCCAACGCATCCTTTTTTATTTTTCTCCACCCTTTAAGCACAGAATTATACATATCATTTTCATACCCGCTTATCATCACCTGTCCCGGATGACGTTTCAGCGCATCCAACATCTCCAAATGCTCATCATCCGTCATTTCATATTTATATAGGTATTTCTTTCGGGTACTTTGCAAATACGGCGGATCTGCGTATATGAATACATCTGATGTATTATAGCGTTTGATAAGCTCTATCGCCGGGAGATTCTCTATTTGAACACCTTTCAACCGCTTTGATGCCTGAGTAACGACATCCGGATATTCCGCCCATGCTTTTGCTGGATTGGGGCTATTTGTCTGCTGACCGCTTTTGAATCCATTATGGTACAGGTTTGCGCAGCCAAACCCTTGCCAACATCTAACACAAAACCTCCTTGCCCTCTCAACATCTACATCGGATTCCTGATAAGCCAGGTCATACTCTGCTCTGCTGTATGGAGTAAGTTCTATCAACCGTTTCAATTCATCCGGATCATCCCTAAGAACGCGGAAGAAATTCACCACTTCACCATGCAGATCGTTTACTGTCTCTATGTGGCACCGTGGTTTGTTAAACAATACCGCAAGACTTCCTGCGTATGGCTCCAAATACACCGTATGCTTTGGCATGTTATTTACTATCCAATTTGCTATTCGGGATTTTGCCCCCGGATATTTCAATACCTGTTTCATTTTTCCACAAGAACCGGGCACCCTTTATGCGCGCTGGTTCGTCTCCTTTCTGTTATTTGTAATCTTCAAATCTCTTTACTACAGCAAAAGTAACTCTGGAATTTACCCATCTTTGCAGTCGCAGTAAGTCGTCTCCGCGTCTTAATTTGTATTTTTCATAGATCATGACGTATGGACTGTATCCAAGATCCCGCAGAGTATAGATCCTTTCCAAGTCCTGTTCCAGCGTTGTGTTGAATCCGCACAGAACATACACAGTCATTTTCCAGCGTCCCCATCCTGTAAGCTCCTGGAACATTTTGAACTTCGTAATTATTTTCTCCCGGTCTTCGTACCTGTCCCAAGCAAAATGTATCTGCTTAATTTTCATCCGCCGGATGTATTCCGCTTTTTCTTCAGTCATAAGTCGGATATCACATCCTTGTGAAAAATCCACCCATGCGCCGCTATCAATAAGCTGCTGACTTAAATCTTTCCATTCACGGCAGGCAAACATATTCGGGTCAAGTAGCACAATATTTTTCTGACCGTTCCAGAATTCCGATAGATCAGCTACTTTTGTAGAGCATTTTCCTTCTTTCTTCTCGACGATGCAGAAGTCACACCCTCGCGGGCATCCTCTGGTTAAGAATCCATATGCTGTATCTCTGCACAGATCTGGATACAGACTATAATCTGGATATATATGCTCTACACCCAGTGGTAACGGTAAGCCCCCGTCCGGGTAATGATAACCCGTTCCGCCTTTGACTATTGTTCTGCCAGATACCGGATGCGGATAATCTGGTGTAAATGTAAATACCTTGCTCATATACAC